GGGGACTTTAGTGAATTCCGTGTAGATAGATTCTACCCTGTGGAGATTAAATAATGGATCCAATAACAATATTATCAGCATTCTTACCAGTAGCTATGGATTTAGGTAAGTCACTTATTAGTAGGTTTGTAGCACCTGATGTATTTAAACCAGCTACGATAGAACAATATACTCAAATGAAGTCTATTGACTTAGAGTTCTTTAGAGTAATGAATGAGGTTGGGGCAGGTAATCCATCTTATCCATGGGTAGAGTCCATCGTTAGACTGATGAGACCTGTAATAGGGGTTCTTGTGCTTTCTACATGGGTATATACCATAGTGAGTGGACACCCTAGTGAAGAAGTAAATAACTTTGCTAGTGCAGTTGGATTCTACCTATTTGGAGAACGCAGTTTGTTCTACATTAAGAAGAAATGAAGTTAAGTCCTAACTTTAGTTTAGAAGAACTTACTTTCAGTCAAGTAGCAAGTAGAAAAGGAATAGATAACACACCCTCTGCTAAAGTAAAAGATAACTTAGAAAGACTTGCATTCTTTTTAGAACAAGTTAGAAAAGTATTTAATAAACCATTCCTGATTAGTTCAGGATATAGATCGAGGGAAGTCAATGAATCAGTGGGTGGAAGTAAAACATCACAACATTGTGAAGGATGTGCAGCTGACTTTAATGTCAAGGGAATGTCTCCTGATGCTGTGGTCAGAGCCATTGTCGATGCTAATATCCCTTACGATCAGGTTATATTAGAATTTGATAGTTGGGTTCATATATCAATTCCAACTATTAAAGGTAGTCTTCCAAGAAACCAAGCTTTAATTATAGACAATAAAGGAAAGAGAGAATACAAATGAAAAAAGTTCCAACTACAAAGATGGGTAAACAAAAGAAAATTGGTAAAGTAATGGGTGAATATAAAGCTGGTACATTAAATACTGGTTCTAAAAAAGGTCCTGTTGTTACCTCTAAGAAGCAAGCAATTGCTATTGCTCTTTCACAAGCTGGTATGTCTAAAAAGAAATGAGTACTCCAGCATGGACAAGAAAAGAAGGTAAAAACCCTAAAGGTGGACTTAATGCCAAAGGAAGAGCTAGTTATACTGGTGGTACTTTAAAAGCACCTGTTAAAGCTGGTGATAACCCTCGTAGAGCATCTTTTTTAGCTCGTATGGGTAATATGCCTGGACCTGAGAAGAAACCTAATGGAGAGCCTACAAGACTTCTTCTATCTCTTAAAGCTTGGGGTGCCTCTTCTAAATCAGATGCAAAGGCTAAGGCTAAAGCAATATCTACTAGAAATAAAAACAAAAAGAAGTAGTTGACAAATAGCCATTCTTATGGTATAATTGTTATATACACTGGGAAAATAACACATGACTTATTTACAAATTGTCAATAGAGTTTTAAGAAGATTAAGAGAAGCAGAGGTAAGCACAGTTAGTGCTAACACTTATTCTACTTTAATTGGTGACTTAGTAAACTCAATTAAATCTGAGGTAGAAAACTCTTATAATTGGAGTGTTCTTCGTCAAACTCTAACTGCAACTACATCTAATAATTTATTCAATTATGTATTAGATGGTGCAGGAACTCGTTTTAAAGTTATTGATGTTATTAATGACACTTCTAATTGGTTTATGGATGAAAGAAGTTTAACTTGGTTTAATCAACAATTCTTATTATCAACACCTCAAGTAGGTCCTCCTGCTTATTATAACTTTAATGGTGTAGATGCAACTGGTGATACACAAGTAGATGTATTCCCTATACCTGATGGTAACTATGATTTACGCTTTAATGTGGTTCTACCACAAGCTGAGTTAGTTAATGATGGTGATGTCATACAAGTTAATGCTCAATTAGTTGTAGAAGGTGCTTTAGCTAGGGCTATTAGTGAACGAGGTGAAGATGGTGGTAGTCAGGATGTTGAGGCTAGATATAGAAATATGTTAGCTGATCTAATAGCTATTGAAGCTAATAATAGACCTGATGAAATTACTTGGTATCCTAACTAATGGCTGGAGTCTTAAAAACTACTAGTATTGTAGCTCCTGGATTCATGGGTTTAAACACTCAAGACTCTAGTGTTACTCTTGAAAGTGGATATGCTTCAGTAGCTAAGAACTGTATCATTGATAAATATGGTCGTTTAGGTGCTAGAAAAGGTTATAGTCTTTTAACGAATTCAATTAATGCTATATTTACAGCTTCTATTACTACAACTACAATGACTGTTTATTCAGTAACCTCAGGTACACTATCTATTGGTACTGTATTGTCAGGAACTGGCATTACTTCAGGAACTACAATTACTGCATTAGGTACTGGAACTGGTGGTACTGGTACATATACTATTAGTACTTCACAAACTAGGGCTGGTATATCAGGTACATATGCTAGAGCATTAACAACTGTTACAGTAACTGCAAGTGCTCATGGTTTAGCAGTAGGTGATACAGTTTATTTAGACTTTACATCAGGTACTGCTACAGATGGTGCCTTTGCAATTACAGCAGTAACAACGAATACATTTACAGTTACTCATGGAACTAGTGGAACTACTAGTGGTAATGTAACAATATATAGACCAACTACTGCATCTAATTCTTTAGGCACAGATAACTATTTAGAGTCTTTATTTGAGTTTAAAGATGTTGCTGGAAACATAACTTATTTATCTTCAGGTAACTTAAATATTTACAGTGGATCTAGTACTTTAAAATTAGAGACTATTAAAAGTTCAGGTGGAAATCCATCAACAGATTTATCACCTCAACCTACATTTACAGGTAATAGATGGCAGTGGGCTGCCCTTCCTGAAGGAACGGGTCCTGATGCAAACTCTTATGGTTTTGCTGCACAATTAGGAAATCCTTTATTAGTATGGAGAAGAAAAGGAACAGTAGACCCACATACTGGTGACTTTATTTTACAAAAAGTAGATCAAACTACTGGATATGGTAATAGACCAACTGGAGTTACAACATTTGACCCTGATTGTATTATCTCTGCTTTTGGTAGAATTTGGGTTGCTAATTTAACAAGTAATAAATCAACTATATATTATAGCAGACTTGTTGATCCTGCTCAATTCTCAGGAACTGGTTCAGGACTTATTGATATTGCTTCTGTAGTTGGTAATAATGATGAGGTTGTGGCTTTAGCACAACATAATAAATATTTAATTATATTCTGTAAGAATAACATTGTAGTTTATCAGGGTGCTAATGATCCTACAACAATGTCATTAGCTGACACTGTAAAAGGTGTTGGATGTATTGCTAGAGATTCTGTACAACATACAGGTAGTGATTTAATATTCTTATCTAAGAGTGGTATTAGAAGTCTTAATAGAACAATACAAGAAAACTCTATGCCTCTTCGTGAACTCTCTCTTAATATTAGAGATGACTTAGTAGGATACTTAGCTGTTGAAACATTAAATAACATTAAGAGTGCTTATTTTGAAAGAGATGCTTTCTATCTAATTACATTCCCAGGTTCTAAATTAATGGTTTATTTTGACCTTAGAAATGTTCTTCCTAATGGTGCAGCAAGGACTACAATTTGGAATACTAATGCTGGTATCACTTATAAAGCATTCTGTGCTACAGAAGATAGAAAACTTCTTTTTGGTGTGCCAAATGGCATAGCAGAATATACTGGATACTTAGATAATACACTTTCATATACTTTTATTTACTATACATCTAACTCAGACTTAGGTGCACCAACACAGGATAAGATGCTTAAGAAAGCAAGTCTAACTGTAATTGGTAGTGGAGATCAAGACTTTGCATTTAAGTATGGTTATGACTATACACTAAATCCTTTATCTGTAAATGTAATACAGAATTTAGGAACTAAAACATTTTCTAAATATAATAATATAACTGCAGAAGTTACTGGATCAATTTCAGGAACAACTCTAACTGTATCAGGAGTAACAAATGGATTTTTATCAGTTGGGGATAGTTTACTATGGAATGGTAATCTTATAGCTACTACAATAACAGCTTTAGGAACAGGTACTGGAGGAGTAGGTACTTATACAATTAATAGGTCAGTTACTTTAT